TTAGGTATTAATAAAAAAAGTAAGTAGCGGAAGCCCTACTGGAGGCTGGGTTATTTTAGATAATAAAAGAAATCCTGCAAACCCTAGGAATTCTAAAATAAACGCAAATTCCTCAGCAGCGGAAAATACTAATAATGCTTTTAGTCATAATTTTTATAGCAATGGTTTTCAAGTTGTTACATCTGATGTTGATTATAACCACAGTGGAAAAACTTATTTATTTTGGGCTATAGCCGCAAATCCAGATGCTACAGAACCAACTAAAGCTAATAGTTTTAAAACTGTATTATATAATGGCTCAGGCGGCTCTCAAACAATAACAGGAGCAGGTTTTAAACCGGATCTAGCTTGGATAAAATCAAGAAGTCATTCAACAAGTCATGAGTTACATGATTCTGTAAGAGGAGAACCAAGCAGGATGTCTTCGGATTCATCATCAGCTGCGGCAACAAGTTTAAATGGTTTTGTTAGTTTAGCTAGTGATGGATTTACTGTAGACGGAACTGGTGGTGGTGGTGAAGTAAATACAAATTCAAGAACTTATGTAGCTTGGCTATGGAAAGCATTAGACCATGATAGAAATTTACCAGCCGTGAATAATGATGGTAGTATTACAAGCTTAGTTAGTGCGAATACCGCTGCTGGATTTAGTATTGTAAAGTATAAAGGAAATAGTTCAACAGGAACGGTGGGTCATGGACTTTTAGCCGCCCCTTCCATAGCGATTATAAAAAGAATAAATAACACAGACAATTGGCAAGCTAGTATATCAAATATTACAGGTACAACAGGAGAAAGAGTTTATTTAAATCTTACACAAGGAATAAGCTCTGATACAGCGCGTGAAACTGCTAAACCATCTACTACTGTTTTAAGTGTTGGCGGAGTCGATTGTAATGCTGAGGATTATATCGTTTATTGTTGGCACTCTGTTTCCGGTTATAGTTCTATAGGGGCATATACCGGAAATGGAAATGCAACAGGCCCAACAATTACTACAGGTTTTGAGCCAAGCTGGGTAATTTTAAAATGTAGTACCCCGGGCACCAATACTAACTGGAGAATAATTGATAGTGCAAGAGACACAACAAATCCAAGAGCGGCTTATTTAAACGCGGATACAAATGGACAAGAAGAAACAGCATATGATCAAGTTAATTTTTTAAGTAATGGTTTTCAACTTGCAACAACTGACACCTCAATTAATGCTAATGGAAACTCACATATATATATGGCATTTAAATAAAATTAAATATGGCTAAAAAACGTTTTAAAGATACCGGCGTTGGGAAGTTTTTATTAGAAAAAATACCTAACGTCGTTGGTGCAATAGCGGGTGACACACCTGTAGGCTCTGTAATACAAGCTATTATAGGCGGCTCTGATATGTCAGAGGCTGATAAAAAAATTGCGCTTAAAAAATTAGATATTGAAAGAGCTGAAATAGATGGTACAACAAGACGCTGGGTAGCGGATGCAACTTCAGGTTCATGGCTTGCAGCAAATGTTCGTCCTTTAACTTTAGTTTTTTTAACAGTAAGTTACGTAGCCGGCTGGTACATGGGCTACCCTTTAGATTCTATAACTGGCCTTCTTACAATTGTAATTGGAGGCTATTTTGGATCGCGCGGAGTAGAAAAAGTATTTGGAAATAGTAAACATAAATAAAAGATGCAAGACCTTAAAATATACGGGATCTCTGTAAGCGGAATAACATTTTCCTTTTTGCCGGATATAAATCCAATATTACAGACTGTAGTATTAATTTTAACTATCGTTTATACCATTATAGGTATAACACAGAAATTAAGAAAATAAAATGAAATATTTTGATAAATCTGAATTTAGTAATTTTGAAATGATGGATGAAAAGCTTTTATCTATGTTAGATGAAATGCGAGAAATCTATGGTTATCCAATTAAAATTACGTCAAGCTATAGAAGCCCTGAACACCCAATAGAAGCCGCAAAAGAAAACCCGGGCGAACATGCCTACGGTGCAGCTGTTGATATTGTAAGTGATAGTGGGGGTAAAACATTTAGACTAGTTAAAGCAGCTATTGAAGTAGGTTTTACTAGAATAGGTATTAGTAGAAAAAGAGGATTTATACATTTAGGGATTGGCTATCCAGGCGCTCCTGAAAAAACAATTTGGACATATTAATTAAATGAAACAGTTTTTAATTGAATTTAGTGTAATTATAATAATATTTATAGGCTTAAAAATTTTTTGGAATGATAACGTTAAATATTGGTTAGGTCAATCAATAATAGGTATTAATGCGTTTGCATGTGTATTATATATGTTTGGCGTATTCAATCAAGTTATTCCTGCGGAGTTAGCTTATCCTAAGATATTTTTACACGGCATGGTTGCTGTAATAATTCATACTTTATTTAATTTACAAAATAATAAAAAATGAAACTAATAAGAAAAATATCAATAGGCCAAGATTATAAAAATGAAGCTATGCATTATTCTGTAGGCCAAGAAGTATATGGCGGCCATACTATATGTGATATTATAGAAGAAGATAAATCATATAAGATATTTATTAAAAAAAATGATGAGGTATTACCATGGAAACATTTTAATTCTAATATGGCAATATCTGTTGAATATAATTTAGACTATTAAATTGAATACTGAAGATCTTATAATACTGAGTATAGCGTTTGGATGGATTATGTTTTGTTTTATAGGATGGTTAATAAATAAAGAATGAGATCAATCTATAATTATATTATATCTTGTGATAATAGATACAACAATTCAAAACAAATAGATAATAAAGAATTAATATTAAATACAGAAATAACAGAAAGAGATTATCATTTTGTTAATAGAATAGGTAAAATATTATCAACACCACTTTATATAAAAACACCTGCTAAGATCGGAGACGAAGTTATTTTACACCATAATGTGTTTAGGAGATGGCGTGATATAAGAGGAGTTGAAAAAAATTCAGCGGCTTTTATAAAAGAAAATGAATATTTTGTTTCACCTGAAGAAGTATTTGCATATAAAAATAATGGTGAATGGAAATGTTTTGATAAATTTTGCTTTGTTAAGCCGTTAGAAAATGTTTCTAAATGGAGCCTTTTAAAAGAAAAAAAATTATTAGGTGAGCTTGTGTATAGCAATGAGTATTTAAGCAACTTAGGCGTGTCCTGTGGAGATGTGGTGGGCTTTAAACCTAATTCAGAATATGAATTTAATATAGAAAACAAAAAATTATATCGAGTATTATCAAATTATATAACATATGTCAAGAACGCAGAAAGTAATTGATGCTTCAGAAAAAGCTTTAATTGAACTTGAAAAAGTAATTAGGCAAGAAATAAATTTACAAGAATTAGATCCTGAAAAAGCAAAAATAGCAGCCCAAGCAAAATGGGTTGCAATAGATGATTCTTTAAAAATAATAGAAAAAATAGAACAGCTTTCTGAAGATAAAAAAGAAAATAAATCTACAAAGTTTTTAGGTGTAGAAGATAGAATTAAATAATGTATAAGCAAAATTTATATTCAATTTATACAAACCATTTAGACGATAAAAAAGTAAAGAATAAAAACAAATATAAAAAATACTATTACGGATATAATGAGGAGTTAGACTGTGTAGTAATAAGCAAGGATGGTACTATAGGCGATATATATGAAATTCAAGGCCTAAAGATAGCAATACCTGAAACCCCTAGTAGAGTATATGGATCTGAAATTAAAAAAGAAAATCAAATATTTACACAAAGGGAAAGGCCTGAATCTTTAAATAGAATAAAAAGTATATATGATTTCAAACTCAACAAAGAAAATGTTAAAGAAAAATATTATAAATATATTAACGAAGAGTTTGATCGCCGTAATGATGGTTATTGGTTCATGTGTAATGGCACAAAAACCTACCTTACAGGATCGCACTATATGTATCTTAATTGGACAAAAATTGATGTGGGTGCGCCCGACTTTAGACAAGCAAATAAAATATTCTTTTATTTCTGGGAAGCATGTAAAGCAGATGCCAGATGTTATGGAATGTGCTACCTTAAAAACAGACGGTCTGGTTTTTCCTTCATGGCAAGTTCAGAAGCGGTTAACATTGCAACGACTACTAAAGATTCAAGATTTGGTGTGCTGTCAAAAACAGGGGCAGACGCTAAAAAAATGTTTACTGATAAGATTGTACCAATATCCACAAACTACCCGTTCTTTTTCAAACCCATACAAGACGGAATGGAAAGACCAAAAACAGAAATCTCGTATAAAGTTCCATCAAGAAAGCTTACGAGAAATTCCCTCAAAAGTACCGACACAGAAGAAATTGAAATTGGGAAAGGGCTTGACACTACTATTGACTGGAAGAACACTGGGGATAACTCATACGATGGTGAAAAACTTAAACTTTTGGTACACGATGAATCAGGTAAATGGGAGCGTCCGGATAATATTTTAAATAATTGGAGAGTAACTAAAACTTGTTTACGATTAGGCTCAAAAATTGTAGGTAAGTGTATGATGGGGTCTACTTCAAATTCTTTAAACAAAGGTGGTGATAATTTTAAAAAATTATATTATGACTCAGACGTTACAAAAAGAAATAAGAATGGCCAGACTTCAAGCGGACTATATGCTTTGTTCTTACCTATGGAATGGGGTTACGAAGGATTTATTGACAAGTATGGGTATCCTGTCTTCAATACACCATCAGAACCGGTTGAAGGAATTGATGGCGAAAAGATATATACAGGCGTTATTGAGCACTGGGAAAATGAGGTTGAGGGTTTAAAAAACGATTCCGATAGTTTAAATGAATATTATAGGCAATTTCCAAGATCAGAAAAACATGCTTTCCGAGATGAAACATTGAATTCATTATTTAATCTTACAAGAATATATGAACAGATTGATTTTAATGAAGAAATGACTTCTAAAGGTTATGTTGTTCAAGGTAGTTTTTCTTGGAGTAAAGGCATAAAAGATACTGAAGTAATATGGACACCAACAAAAAATGGTAGATTTTTACTTTCTTGGATACCTGATAAAAGTTTAAGAAATAATACAATTGAAAAAAATGGTATAAAGTATCCAGGTAATTTTGATTTAGGCGCTTTTGGTTGTGATTCATATGATATATCAGGAACTGTTGGAGGGCAAGGTTCAAATGGGGCTTTGCATGGGTTAACAACATTTTCAATGGCTCCTGGTGTTCCACCTACAAAATTCTTTTTAGAATATATTGCAAGACCTCAAACTGCAGAAATATTCTTTGAAGAAGTTTTAATGGCTTTAGTTTTTTATGGTATGCCTATACTTGCAGAAAATAATAAACCAAGACTATTATATCATTTAAAAAGAAGAGGTTACAGGGGGTTCTCAATGAACCGTCCCGATAAATTAAAAGGTAATTTATCTAAAACAGAACTTGAATTAGGTGGTATACCTAATACATCAGAAGATATAAGACAAGCACATGCAGCAGCTATTGAATCATATATAGAAGAGCATGTTGGAAAACAAAACGAAAATTATGGTAATATGCATTTTCAAAAAACTTTAGAAGATTGGGCTAAATTTGATATATCAAAGCGTACTGCTCATGATGCATCCATAAGCAGCGGCCTTGCTATAATGGCTTGTAGAAAACATTTGTATAGACCAGCACAACAAAAAACAAAATTAAATATCGACTTTGGTTTTTCCAAATATAAGAATGACGGTATTCAAAGTGAATTAATAAAATAAATATGGCAAAATATAAGTCAACAGGATATGATTTTCCTAGTCAAGCAGTATCTGACGAAGAAAAAAAATCTATAGAATATGGCGATAAAGTTGCTAAAGCTATTGAACAAGAGTGGTTTAATAAAGGCAACGGGTCTCAGGGAAGATATTATTCAACTAGGGATGAGTTTCATCGTCTAAGATTATATGCAAGAGGTGATCAATCTATAAGAAAATATAAAGATGAATTTGCTATTAATGGTGATTTATCATATTTAAACTTGGACTGGAAGCCGGTGCCTATTATACCTAAGTTTATAGATATTGTTGTAAACGGTATGCAAGATAGATTATATTCTATAAGAGCTATAGGAGAAGATACGCTTTCAACAGAAAAAAGAACTAATTATGTAGAGGCTATACAAAGAGATATGAATGCCGCAGCTATGTTAGACGCTGTTGAAAATAAATTAGGCGTAGATGTTAGAAATGTTGAAAAGCAAAAATTGCCTTCTAGCTCTGAAGAATTAGAACTTTTTATGCAATTAAATTATAAACAAGGTATTGAAATTGCAGAAGAACAGGCTATAAATAATATTTTCACTATTAATGAATACAATAATTTAAAACCTAGATTAGATTATGATTTAGCCGTACTAGGCATTGGTGCTGTAAAACATTCATTTAATAATACTGATGGCATTAAATTAGATTATGTAGATCCAGCTAATTTGGTTTGGTCATATACAGAAGACCCAAACTTTAAAGATTGTTATTATTTTGGTGAAATAAAAACAATTAAAGTAAATCAACTTAAAAAAGAATTTCCAGAAATATCAAATGAAGCTATGGATGAGCTTGCTCAAAAAAGCACAAGCTGGTCAACC